GGCAGCAAACGCAAATCAGCTTATAAATGCAAATTTAGCAGGTCAATCATCTCCACCAAGATTTGATACAGGAGCAACTGGTTTTACTGTTTTTCCTGCAACAGGAAGTATAGTAGTAAATACAACTACATTAGCACAATCATTTGTAAACTCAGTAGCAAATCAAACTACTCTTAATTTAGCAACAAATATATTTCCTGCATTAGGACAGGGGTATAGTATATTTGATGCAAACACAATAGTTGAGGTAGAAAGAGTAAGTCAAAATAAATTGTTTTACTTAACTAGCTCAACTTTAACAGCACCATCTACTTTGTTTCCTGCTTATGTTTTAGACGGAAATACAATAACAGTATATCCTACTTCTATTCAAACTGAAGGTACAATAAAAACGCAATACATAAGATATCCTAAACCACCTAAATGGACATTTAATTCTATAGTTGCTGGAGAACCATTATTTAATGCAGCAGCAGCCGATTATCAAGATTTTGAATTGCCATTATCTGATGAACCAGGATTAGTGGCAAAAATCTGTCAATATGCTGGTATAGAAATTAGAGAGAGTGAAGTATATAACTTTGGATCAACCGAAGAAGTTCAAGAAAACCAAATACAAGTATAACATATGGCATATATTACTGATTATCAATATTATGAAAATAACGGTGCTTCTCCATTAGACAAAAATTGGGGTTCGTATCAGTATGTAAGTTTGGAGGACATAGTTTCAAACTTTATGCTTATATATAATGGTAATAACGAAATACTAAATAATGTAGAAAGATATCAAGTTTTGTTTCATGCAAAAAGAGGTATACAAGAATTAAATTATGATGCTATGAAGGAAATAAAAATCCTTCAGCTAACAGTAGATTCTCAAATTAGATTTACTCTACCTCAAGATTATGTAAACTATGTAAGAATATCTTATTATAGAGATGGTGTTTTATATCCTATGACTGAAAACATTCAGACAATGTGGAGTAGTGCATACTTACAAGACAATAATGCAAAAATATTATTTGATATTAATGGTAATGTACTAAAACCTGAAAATTCTCAAGTAGATTTATCTAGGCAGGGTGATGGAATGGCAAAACTTTATTTAGGAGAAGGGCCTTTTAACAACTGTATGGGTTATTGTATAGATGGTTGTTGGTATTTTGAAAGACAAATAGGAGATAGATTTGGTTTAAACACAGAAACAGCAAATGTAAATCCTGTATTTACAATAAATAAACAAGAAGGAGCAATATATTTTAGTTCAGATATGAGTGGTAAATCAGTAGTTCTAGAATATGTTTCTGATGGAATGAAGAATGGAGATAATTCTCAAATTAATGTAAACAAATTATTTGAAGAATTTATATACGCATACATAAGATATTCACTACTTAACAGTAAGTATGGAGTGCAAGAGTATATTGTTAATAGAGCAAGAAAAGAAAAATCTTCTTTACTAAGAAATGCTAAATTAAGATTAAGTAATATGCACCCTGGTAGATTACTGATGAATATGAGAGGTCAGAGTAAATGGATAAAGTAGTATGGATATTGTGCTGTTGAAAACTCAAAGGGAAACACTATTCTAACAGATATTTCTTATGAAGGAGTAAAGTTATCTGTAGATGCAAAATGTATAGGTGCTTTTGAAGATGGAGTAAAAGAAAATATATATTGGTTTGTTCATGATCCAAACTCGTCAATGTCAACATCTACAAAAGTTGATATGATACTTTCTTACAATACTACAAATCAATCTACAACATACCATGTTATTAGTGAAACAGTTTTGAATTTTAATCCACAGTATTTAATAACGGGAATAGATTTAATTGAAGATTTGTTATTTTTTACTGACGATTTTAATCCTCCTAGAAAAATAAATGTTACTAGAAATTATCCTGAACCTAATGTTGCAGGAGACCAAATAACAGCCGAAGAATTAAATGTAATAGTTAAGCCACCTGGATTTACTTCATTTACAAATAGTTTAGGTGTTGTAGAAGAAGAGCTTCCTACTCCTATACTCACTTTGTCTAATGTAGAAGGTGACGAAAACTATATAAAAGATAAATTTATATGTTTTGCATATAGATATCAATATAGAGAAAATGAATATAGTGCTACTTCTTTGTTTACTACTCCAGCTTTTGAGCCAGGTCAATTCAAATATGATAAGGCAAATCAAAATAATGAAGGAATGGAAAACCTTTTCAATAGTGTTGACATTACATTTAACACAGGTGGCCCTCTTGTTATTGCAATAGAATTACTTTTTAAAGAGTCAGCAACTAACTCAATAAATGTAATAGAAAGATTTGATAAGTCTGACTTAGGATGGTCAGATAACGACCAGCAAACATTTCGTTTTACAAACTCAAAAATATATACTGTATTAGGAAGTGATGAGCTGTTAAGATTATATGATAATGTACCAAGGTTTGCTAAAGCACAAACCATAATGGGTAATAGATTGATATATGGTAATTATATAGATCAGTATGATATAGTTACGGCTGACGGACAACAAATTCCTATAGACTTTGCAACAGAAGGATCTTCAGTAGCTATTGAAAGCGAGACAGTTTCTTTTGATTTACTAGGTGTAGGTGTAGCAAATCAAATAGACCCAACTACTCCTGTTAGTGTACCTTTTTCATACGGAAGATGGGATTTACAAAACTCTAATATCCCTCTGCCTATATTAAATAATTCAGAGTTTTTTGTATCTGTAAAAATAACATCAACAGCCGCTTATGCTCCTGGATCTACAGGATATGTGGCCTTAGGTGGAGATACAGCAAGCCCTTTATTTCCTACTGGTTTTCAAACAAACACTTTATCTAATCAGCCAGAAATTACTGTAAGAATAGTAGCTAGAAATACTTACGCATCATTTTTTGATTTTACTAATTCATTAGAGTTTCAAGAAGCATTTGGTGTTGGAGTGCCAGGGTCATCAGGCTCAACTATAACGCCTATTGCACCTGGTGCAACTTATGGATTTTCTTTGTCAGATCAATTTTACGCATTAATACAACCACCTACTACTCCTGCATATCCAGTAGATTACGTTTTTAAAACGGCAGGTTTGTGGGATCCAGGCACAGGAGCTCCTATACCAGCTCAAGAGGGGTATAAAATGGAGTCTTTTCAAACAGGAGTAAGACTACAACAACCATCGGTTCAGTATCAGTATGATGATGGAGCGGGTACGATTGTTAATGTTTATGAGTATTTTGCTTTTTCTTTTACATCCATTACAGTTGCAGGGCCTCCTGCTCTTGGAACATCTACTGATTGTACTATCTCTTTTTCAAATGTATCAAATTCAAAGAGTTTACATAGTAATAGAAATTTTGAAACTGGCATTATGTATATGGACGATTTTGGTAGGTCTACTACTGTTCTTGTTTCACCTAATAACACAGTATTTTTTCCTGCTTCCGAATCAACCAGTATAAATACTATAGTGGCAACTGTAAACAATAAACCGCCTTTCTGGGCAAGTCGTTATAAGTTTTTTATCAAGCCTTCATTAGGTGCTTATAATATAATTTATAGTGATGCAATCTTTACAGATCAATTTGACCAAGGTTTAGCATGGGTAAGGTTAGAGGGAGATGCTACAGCCATAGTAAACAAAAACGACATATTAACAGTAAAAATACAATCAGATGGTCAAGCTGTTCCAAGACTGGTAACTACAACAGTTTTAGAGGTAGAAGCAAAGTCTAGAGGAGGGACAGGTACAGGGCAAGATAATAATTTACCTTCGGGAGCTCCTGCTGGTTTATATATGCTGATACGCCCTCAAGGATTTCGTGCACAAACATCTGCCAATGCACTTATAGATAACGGATATGAAACTAAAAAGGTAGATAGTGGGTATGGAACTGTATCATACCCATGTTTTACTACAGACGATAGTGGAAATGTAAGTGTTTTTGATATACCTGAAGGATCAGATGTTCAAATGACTTTTAGGTCTTGGAGAGGGTATGCCTACTTTGCTCGGTGTGATTTAAATTTTGAAACGGTTCCTTTTAGATTTGAAGTAACAGCATCTAGTGATGCAACAAACTTCAAAGACTTTTTTGACCAAGAGGGATTAAACCCTGAAAACTTCATGGAAAACACAGGATGTTTAGACGCTGAAGCTATTTATTATCCTACTGCATATGCAATAGGAGGAGGGCCTTCTGCTGGTTCTGAACCTAAAGTACAGTTTTGGTTTACATCTGACAACTATTCATCGGCTACAAGTGAGCTATTTTTAAACGTAAGAACAGTAGTTAGTCCAGTAACGGGGCCTCTTAGACTTGACGTAAGACCTGTAAATACGGAGGTACAAATTACTGTAAATAGAAATAATAATTTTATGGCTTTTGAAACCAAGCCTGCTGTAGCAGATGCAGATTTATTTTATGAGTCTTCTGAATCTTATTCTATAAAACC